ACATAAATTAATATTCTGCATAGACGCAGTATAGTCGACGGCCTAGAGACTATGTGGAATTAACTAGGAGAACAATCATGGCAAACACTACGTTTTCAGGACCAGTCATTTCTAAAAATGGCTTTGTAAATACAGGTCCTGGTATGACTGTTAGCTTAACAGCTGACACAACTTTAACTGTAGCATCTCACGCTGGCAAAATTTTACTTACAAATGATGCAGATGGTGTATTTACTTTACCATCAATCAATGTAAATGCAAATGGCGCAACAGCTGGTGATACAGATTACAATAACTTAAATAACATTGGCGCAACTTTTCATTTTTATGTGGAAACTTTAGCAACAGACATGGACATCGTAACAGATGGTACTGACAAATTTAAAGGTGGTCTGGTGGTAGGAGTAGATGACGGTGCAGATAAAACTTTCATTCCAGGTGCAACTAATGATGTTATAACTATGAATGGTACTACAAAAGGTGGAATTGTTGGTAGCGTTTTATCTATCACAGCGATTGATACAGCTTCATATTTGGTTCACAATTGTTTATTGCTTGGATCAGGTACGATAGTAACACCATACGCAGATAGTTAATAAATAATTAAAGATGCTCCTTCGGGAGCATCTTTTTTAAGGAGAAAAATATGAGTCCAACTGACGTCAAACAAACCATTGCAATTAGCTCAACGGATACTTTACAAAAGTATGTAGGAACTGTAGCTACTGATATTGGATCTGCAAGACTTAAAGCAATCCAAGCTCAAGCCAGCGCGGCTAATGCTAGTGTAAAAATTTATGATGCTACGGATGCAACTACAGCCAGTACTTTGGTATTTGAAGCTAAATGGGGAATAAATGATGGTGATATTATTACTTTCTATATTCCTCAAAATGGAATCAGATGTAAAACTGCTATGCACGCGGTTCTATCGAATTGTGATTTTTTAGTAGCTACATTCGATTAAGGGGATAGCCAATGGCAAACACTACTTCAGGAACAGTTGTTTTTGATAAAAATTTTGCTGTCGATGATGTTATCGAAGAAGCTTATGAACGAATAGGTTTACAAGGAACATCAGGATATCAATTAAAAACAGCAAGAAGATCTTTAAATATTCTTTTTCAAGAATGGGGAAATAGAGGAATTCATTTTTGGGAAGTAGGTGATACTAATATAGATCTTGTTGAAGGTCAGGCCACTTATAATTTTTTTAGAGCAGCAAGTGATGGCACAAGTGCTACTACTGCTGGCGGAACTAGCACAACTTCTACTTATGGTTTAGCTGATATATTAGAATGTACTTATAGAACTAATTACGCTACGACTACTGAATCTGATTCATCAATGACAAAAGTTAGTAGATCTACTTATTCAGCTTTAGCTAATAAATTATCAAAAGGAACTCCTAATCAATTTTGGGTTCAAAGATTAATTGATAAAACTACAGTAACTTTTTATCCCACACCAGATTCTACGGCAGCAGGTAATTATGCTCATATATATTTTGTTAAAAGAATTCAAGATGCTGATTCTACTTATACTGATGCTACAGATCTTCCTTATCGTTTTGTTCCATGTATGTCTGCAGGATTAGCTTTTTATTTAAGTCAAAAATATAATCCACAACTTTCTCAACAAATGAAACTTTATTATGAAGATGAATTAGCAAGAGCTTTAGCAGAAGATGGATCTGCTGCGAGCAGCTATATAACCCCTAAAACTTACTTTCCGAGTGTATAATGGCTAGATTTGCATCAGGTAAATACGCAATAGCAATTTCAGATAGATCTGGAATGCAATTCCCTTATTTAGAAATGGTTAAGGAATGGACAGGAGCTTGGGTTCATTATTCAGAGTTTGAGCCTAAACAACCTCAAATAAGTCCAAGACCCGTGATTGCTGATCCTCAAGGATTACAAAGAGTAAGACCAGCGCGAACAGCACCCGCTGTTACACAATTAATGCCTAATGATCCTTTTACAACTTATGCATCTGGTTCATCTTATATAAATGTTAATGTACCAAATCATGGTTTAACAAATGGAAGTACTTATAGATTTAGAGGAATGCCAACTACAGGAGGAGATTATGCTGATCCAGCTATGTTTGATGGAATCACAGGAGCTAAAATTGCTTTAGCGGCAGGTTATGCTATCACTACAGGAAAATATGTTTCTGGTGCTAGAGATACAGATTTTACAACAGACTGGTTTTATTTTGTGGTAAATACTGATACAGCTACAACAGGCGGAATAGAAGGAGGTGGTTATCCAGTGTCCGTTGGACCGGTAACCATAGAACCATAATGGCAGGATATAATTACGCAAACTTAATTACAGCACTTAGAAATTGGACAGAAGTAGATAGCAATGTTTTAACAGCTGCTATCTTGAATGAAATAATTGAACAAGCTGAATATAGACTTTTGAGAGATCTTCCAATTGATGCAGATAGAAAACAACAAGAAGGAAATTTAGTTACTGGACAACAATATATAAATTGTCCGGCAGGATGTTTATTTACCCGTGGAATACAGGTTTATACCTCAACTTCAGTTATTACTGGAGCTAATACTTGGTTACAAAAAAAGGACCAGACATTTTTAAATGAATATGTATCTGCTAATACAGATACAGGTAGTCCTAAATATTATGCTCAATTTGGTGGAGCAACAGGAACAACTGATACTACTTCAGGCAAATATATGTTTGCTCCTGTTCCGGATAGTACTTATAAATTTCAAGTTCATTTTAATGCTATGCCCACTAGTTTGGTAACAAATACCAGTGGAACCTATATAAGTCAGAACTTTGGAAATGGGCTATTGTATGCCTGCCTGATAGAAGCTTATGGATTTTTAAAAGGTCCTATGGACATGTTGACAATGTATGAACAAAAGTATAATAATGTAGTTCAGAAATTTGCTGCAGAGCAAATTGGGAGAAGAAGACGAGATGATTATACGGATGGTACAATTCGTATTCCAATTGAGTCTCCGAATCCTTAAATTAGGAGATAATTATGGCAATAACATCAGCAATTTGTAATAGCTTCAAGGAAGAAATTTTACAGGGAGGACATAATTTAAATGCCTCTGGAAGTACTCCCGCAGGGAATACTATTAAAATAGCCTTATATTCAAGTAACTCCGCCGTCTTAAGTAAATCAACAACAGCTTATGCAGCACCTGCAGATGCAACTGCAGACCCTACAAGTACTTATGAAGTTACAACAACAAGTTCAGGGTATACGGGTGGAGGAAATACTTTAACAAATATTGATCCTACCTTAGATAGTGATACAGCGATTTGTGATTTTTCAGACACTAGCTGGACATCGGCTAGTTTCACTGCACGAGGATGTTTAATTTATAATACTACTGCTATTACAGGATTTACAACTAATCGATCAATTCTTGCTATTAATTTCGGTGGCGATAAAACTGTAACTTCTGGCACATTTACTATTGAGTTTCCAGCAGCAGCCGCATCAACAGCTATCATACAAATAGCATAAGGAGTCCTTCCTTATGGCTAACACTTGGAATAAAGCCGGAACAACCTGGGGCTATAACTCTTGGCAATCTGATACTGTTACAGTTTCTCTAACAGGTCTTTCAGCAACTTCATCAGTTGGAAGCGTTGAAGCTTACAATACTCAAGGATGGGGTAGTGATTACTGGGGATATGAAAATTGGGGTGAATCAGGCCTCACTGTATCTCTTACAGGTTTATCTGCAACATCTTCTTTAGGAACGGTCGATGCGTCCATGTATCCTGGTTGGGGTACATTAGAATGGGGATACAATGGCTGGGGAAGTGTTGACGCAGCCCAATATACTTTAATAGGTTTATCAGCCACTTCAAGTGTAGGAGCTATTACACCGGCAGATGTTATGGGGCTTACAGGCATCTCAGCAACATCAACTCTTGGAACACCCACTGCAAAATCTGACAATACAACTATTTTAACAGGTATTTCTGCTACTTCTAGCGTTGGATCAATAAATATAAATCTTGGAGTTCCTTTAACAGGAGTTTCAGCGACATCTTCAGTTGGAACACCAACTATAGACTCAAGTAATACAACTACTTTAACTGGTCTTTCTGCTACTACCGCTGAGAATTCTGCAGGTATAACGGTTACTTCTAATCCAACGGTTCAGCCTACAGGAGTTTCAGCAACGACAGCGGTTGGAGCTATTACGCCGGTAGATCAAGTAATGGGACTTACTGGAATTTCAGCAACAACATCAGTTGGAGCTATTACACCTAAAGAGCAAGTAATGGGATTAACTGGCCTTTCCGCTACAATTACTTTAACTCCTCCTTTTACAATTTATTATGGAGATGTTGACACTGGCTCTAATATAACCTATAGTAATATTGACACTGGATCAAATACAAGTTACAGTGATGTAGCGTAGGAGAAAATTATGGCATCAACATACACACCTTTAGGTGTAGAAAAAATGACAACCGGTGAAAATGCCGGTACATGGGGAACAAAAACAAATACCAATTTAGAAATTATAGAGCAATTTGCTGGTGGATATACTACACAAGCAGTAACAGATGGTGCGGATACAGATCTTTCAGTTACTGACGGTGGAACTGGAGCAACTCTTGCTCACAGAGTAATCGAATTAACAGGATCACTTACAGCAGGTAGAAATGTAACTATTCCTCTAGACGTACAAAATTTTTATATACTTAAAAATGCAACTAGTGGATCACAAGTAGTAACATTTAAATATGTAACTGGTTCAGGCGATAGTGTAGCTATTGCTAATGGAGCTACAGTAATTGTTTATGCAACAGCTAATGATGGCACAAATCCAGACATTGTTGATGCTGGTTTTGGAACTGGAGATGTAACACTTACAGGAACACAAACTTTAACAAACAAAACTTTAACAGCACCTAAAATTGGAACATCAATTTTAGACACAAATGGGAACGAATTATTTCTTCTAACAGCTACAGGTTCAGCGATTAATGAATTAACTTATGCTAATGCGGCTGCTGGAAATGCACCATCATTCACAGCTTCTGGAGGAGATAGTAATATAAGTATTAACCTAGTA